CGGATAAACAGCAAACTTATCCAGGTTGCAGGAAAGGTTTGCCATCTCCATGATGGTAGATGGCTGCTCAATCTCCAGTGCCGCACCGAAAACAGCTTTTTCCTGCTCCGTGAACCCCTCAATCCGGCGGGTCAAAAAATCCATATCCCGGATACCACGCCTCTGCTCCACATACTTTCCAACCAGAAACTGATGCATAGGAGCAATATCCGTTTCCGCCGCTGTAATCAGAAGCGCCGGGTGTTCTTCATCTGCAAGTGCTGTAAATATGCGCCTGATCCGGTCGTACTCAGCAGGAAGCTGAAGCCATTCTCCGTGGCTGCCATCCGGCTTCGACAATTGAACTTTCAACATAATCAGCTCCTTTCTGCCGTCACAACTGCTGTTCCATACCGGCAGATCAGGAAAGCCGTTATCAACAGCCGAAACACACTGTCACTTACCAGCTCCGGGTCAGTCAGTTCTGACAAGCTGATGTGTTTGGTCCCTTTGTATAAATCCTTCGCTGTATGAAACAGGACATATCCGTCCAGATCCACCCCATGAATGCGAATAGAGGAAAAATCAATGCTTCCCAGAGCCACAGCCGGTTGCGCTTTGCTCCATAGGAATGGATCCGCAGTCAGCAAAAATAACGCAGCAGTCTGACCGGAAAAGCTTGTTCCATTTTCTTCTGTCTCCTCAAATCTCTGTCTGTGGGCTTCGTTTTCAAAGAGCGGCTCTTGCTGCCGCGACAGGCGCAACACACGGGCTACAAAGGGGCGAACCGGCACTTCTCTGGTTAGTACCTCCAACAGCTCCGAAAGCGGTACACAGCCCTCCACAAGCCGCTCGCGAAAACAGGTACTTCCAACGGGAATATCGCAATTTTTTTCTCTGCTCTTATAAACACAATGCTGGCATCCGAAGCTACTGACGCTGTATTCCAGGCGGCTCACACGCATGCCGGAACCTCTGGGACTGAACCCAGGAACCCGCTGCATTTCAAACTCCACATTTGCATAAGGGGTATTGCTCATAAATCGTGCAGTCATTGTTCTCAGTCCTTTCTTCTTCATTTTTTTTACAGTCCCCTATTTCTCAGGCAACAAAAAAAGCGATCAGGTTTTCGCAAATCACGAAGAACCTATCCGCTCTCATCAATCATCCTGGTAATCTAAGGGCTGCCCGGTATATGGAAAAGAGAACACCGTTATTCTGGTGTCCCCTTGTTATCTTTGTTTTCTCTTATCCAATAGCAGCCAATCAGCTCATGGTCATCCCCATTTTCTTTAAAGGCAAATATTTCTTTTGCTTCTTCTGTCTGCTCCGCGCATCGGACTGCCTCTGGAAAATCATAAAATTTCTCCAGCATGATTTCCTGACCATCCTCCACTGAATAGTATATCTTTGGCATCATCTTTTCCTCCATCCCTTGGTTTTGTTTTAGGTAACACAATACCATCAGTTTCTGCAGAAAGCTATCATCACTTCCAACAAAATTTCAGCTATGTGCTGCCTGAATTTCAAAAGCTGGCCTCTTTTCATCTGCCAAATACCCCATGTCATCTGTGGAAAGGGCAAAAAACAAGGGGCAAAAACGCTCGTTTTTTGCCCCATTTTTCGCTCTTTTTTCACTTCAAAACCACAACATCTTGTGGTTAACCGCTGTTATTTCTTCTTGTCACCACAATACGTCATCTTTATCACGACCTCAACATGCACCGTAAGTCGATGTCAAAAAACCATGTGTGCTACACAATATTATAGCGTAACTTATTATCTTTTAAAATAAGAGATTTTCAAGAAATAGAAAAACCAGAAGTACTATAGCGTAACCAAGCGTGTTATAGAAAAACTTGTGCAAGGTAGGCAAATCGTAGTCACTGCCTACCAAATGAGGCGGGCCCGGTATTCCGGAACCCGCCTGCATCATGATTTTTTCTTGTTCATAATCTGTTCACATTTGTTTGATATATTCCATGTTTGGAATCATGTGTCTATCTTTTCTTTAACCCCATTGTCAACCGGCACATGTTTTCTCATAAACGAGGCCGGCAGAAAACTGTCAGCCTCTCCTCTTTTTCAGAACATGCGCACCCGAACATTTGGTATCTGCCTCCATCACTCTCCGCCTTCCGCCTCCCCTATCCTGATGGCTAAATCCAAAACAGTAGCGGCTGTCTCGTCACTGATGAAATGAATATGATTCATCATAATATCATTTATAAGCAATCTCATTTCACAAAACATGTCCTCTGCCGCCTTGGCAGACTGATATTGTACATAAGCTCCTTCAATCATAACTTTATACCTCCCCACCGTTTATATATATATATAAACGCTTTTTTCGGTATTTTTCTCCATACATTTTTTACTTGTGACAAATTCAGTAAGCATGTGGCTGTGAACAACAGTTCAATTTTCAATTAACATTGAGGTGTTTTTCGTTACTAATAACAAAAGACGCCATTATGGCGCCTTAAAATTTTTCCAGTTAACAATTAAACCTGCTACTTTTTTGTCACAGAAATCACAGTTCCAGTGAATGCTTCTGTTTCTTCCAGTTTTCCTGTATAAACAACAGAAACCGTATCTCCTTCTTTGACAGAAGATAATCCTTCTGGTTTTTCTCCTTCAAAGCTAAGAACATAATCCACTCCATCCCCATCGGTGATAACAAACATAAAATCCTTAATGTCACTGATAGTACCTGTAAGAGTGGATTCTTCTTCAGCCATTCTATTTTCACCGCTTTTAGTGGAAGACACATCAAGCGTACTTTCCGCTATCGAAGTGCTAACTATCTGTGTAGGCGCTGCGGAAGATACTTCACCTTTCTGCGCGGAACATCCCGCAACCAACATCAAAGTTACACAAGTAGCTACAAATACATTTCTTTTCTTCATTATCAAATCCTCCTTTTTATAATTTCATAATATTAGACGTATTGTATTTCAAAAAAGTTGCAGATTTTAAAAATTTTTTTAAGTTATCTTTTTAGTTTTCCTATTCATACTTTGTCTATATTTAGTCGATATAATATTTTCGTAGATGTCACCATCTATGCCCCCGAATATTTTGTACATGGATGGGTCTGGTCCTATGGACTAGACCCATCTCCTCTGTTATCCCCATCCTTATCTGGCATCAGTGTCACCACTCGAACACATACCGACGATTTACCATGTCGTATTCTTCTGCAATCCGGAGCGCTCCCCTGGCATCCGTAATCATGCACTTGCCCTCGTCGCTGCCCTTGACTGGACAGAGTACGAAGCCCTCGCCGGCGGGGTATTCTATAAATTGATATTAACAAGACATCTGTCAATATTTGAACAAATATGTTATAAAATGTAGTTTTTCGCAATTTCACAAATGGTGAATTATTTTTCACTTTCTTATTGATTTTCAGAAAAAATGGGTTATAATAAAGTTACATATAGTTGCGTATTATTAAGTAAAGATACGCACAGGTCAGTGCTGTCTTACATAAGATAAAGTGCCAGCGATATTTAGGAGGTGATACGTATGGCAACAAAGAGCTTCTTGAAAGATATCAAAATACAGGATAAGCAACTTGCCCATACATTTGTGGAAGCATTAGGCCAAGCAGAAATTTCCAAGTATAAGCAGGTACAGTTAACGCGGACGTGTACAGAACTTACAGGAGATAAAATCAAAGAATTCTTTGATAGAAAATAACATGCCACAATTTGCAACGAAAACACATTTTATACAGATTAAATTAAATGAACTAATAGAGGCCATAGGAGAGGAAAAAGTAAAATCAATCCTCTCCTCTTTCGTGTGTCCTCTTAATAAGGATGTGGAAGACTTTTTGCGAAATAAAGCTATTGTGTTCTCTGCACGCAATTTTGCAAAAACGAATTTGGTGTTTTGGGAAACCGATGATAAAAAGGCGATGGAGTTAGTTGGATACTATGCCATTGCATCAAAAGTTATCTGTATTGACCGCGGATCCGTTAGCAGCAGAGAGGCGAGAAAACTCCGTGAACATGGGATTTTTAACGAGAAAACCAACCAGTACATGGTTTCTGCGCCATTAATAGGACAATTGGGGAAAAATTTTGCCAATGGAAATGATTGTCTTATTTCCGGTACAGATTTATTACAAATGGCAATCGAAAAAGCATATTTAATCCAAAACGAAGTCGGTGGAAAGTTTGTTTATCTGGAATGCGAAGAAGAAGAAAAATTAATACGATTTTATGAGAAAAACAAATTTAAGGTCTTTGGTAGAAGGAAACTGGATGGAGATGAAACAAATATTAAAGGAAAATGTTTAGTCCAATTGTTTTGCATGTTATAAGAAGAAGGGGACGCTGTAATAGTGTCCCCTTCGGCATTTTTTCGTAATAGTGTTTTACAACATAGTGAGAAAGTACATCTATGGATGTGCCGTTGCGTGGTTTCCATTTTAGCTCGAAGTTGAAGATTTCATTTAGTAGCTCCCTTATGGTCCGGTATAAGTGTTCTCAGCTTAAAACTCCCCTATGTACTGTTCGCCCTCCGGCGCCACATACATGGCGCATTCCAGCGGATGCCCGGCCCGTGGCTCAAAGTAATAATCCTTACCGCCAATTGCATGCCAGTTGGTCAGAGCATATCCATCTGAGTTAAAATAATATTTGTGATGGTTTATAATCTGCCAGCACTCCTTGTAATACTCTGTGGTGCTGTATGCATACCACCAGCCATTACTATCATGGTGCCAGCCCACCTCATACTCCGGCTGCTCTACCAGCGACCAGTCAGGACGTCCATATCCGTCAATCCTGCTGTTATCTAAGCTGTACTCCTTACAGCATACTGCTCCGCCATTGGTAACCACCTCACTGCCGTCACTGGTGTTGCCCTCAATGGTCCTAACCTTGGTCATGGTGACCTCATAGACGATGCCTGTATGACAGATGCGCTGGGAGTTTTTAAAAAATATCTGGTCCCCCGGCTGTGGGCTGTCCTTGTGATACTGGCCCTTGGTCTTATAGTATTGTGCGGATGTGGGAGTGTAGGCGGAGAATCCACCACCCAGAAGCTGCTGCGCCGCTACCCGGCCAAAAGCCTGCACAAAACACCAGTCCACAAACATGTCACACCACGGCTGCCCCTGGAGAGATGGGTACAGGTCCCTGGCATACTTGGTATAATTGCTGCTGCCAGCATTCGCGGTCTTGCTGTCAAGCTGGCTGTTACTACGTTTCTCCAGATATCCAATCTCCTGGTGAGCAATTGTTAAAACCTTATCTATTGATTTCATGTTTTCCTCCAATTAAAAAATAAGGCCCGGGACCACTCCCAGGCCATGAAAAGTTGTGGCGTCACAAGTTGCGATATCGCAACTACTCCTTTTCGTCGTCTACGCCATTATTGTTACGGTCACTTGGGCCGCCTACACCGCTCTGGTGCTTACCCGGATGCGGCGTGTCTGTTGGTGCATCATACAGGTATGGGGTGGGCTGTTTTTCCTTCAGGTCTGGCCCCTCTGCCAGGTATCCCCCATTTCCCGGAATATGCGCTGCATGTTTTCCTGTTGATTCTGTCATAATATGTACCTCTCTTTCCTTTTTTTTGGGTTGATAAGTTTACCGCCATTACCCTAACGGCCGGGAGATAGCGGACCACCTCCTTCTATTTCTGTTTACTTTTTTCTGACTGCGTGCCAAAGTAAAACCCTACAATCATTGTAAAAATAGTCAAAAACTGTTCCCCGGTAATCTCACCGGCGCAAGTAAGGGCAATAAATCCACCTGTTAAAGCTAATGTCATAATGGATTTAACATCAATCAGTTTTGCAAGCTTATCTTTCATGCATTATTCCTCTCCTTCCGGCCCTGTTGGAAGAGCCATTATTTCTTCGTATAATTTCGTTCCAACACCATTGCCATGGAGGGCGTGGTACTGCTTATACACATCCTCAATCGACTGTTTTACATATATC